GCAGTTGGGAGCATTGTTTCAGGACATGCATCCCGTGGTCCCAGACAATGGATATGCAAATTTTCTGGCCGCTTTCCGCAAGCGATGCAATTATCATAGCAAGGGGCGCGCCAGCCCCTTTATCATCGACAGCGCGCAGAAGTTTGTGGAAGAGCTGTTACCCGAAGCTGCCACAGTTTCAGTGGACAGAAAAGTTGTTCGAGACTTGGTTAGACAAGTTCGGTACTGAGAAAAGAGCCCGGATGCTTTCAGCTCTCGACAGTATCGAAGAAGTCTCGCGTGACAAGTATGGAGAAAAGGAAGTTTTTGTCAAAGTTGAGAGTTTGCTTGTCGAGCATAAACCTAACTGGGCTCCTAGAGTAATATTCAAATCTTCGGATCTGAACAATGCTTTAGCTGGTCCGATTTTTAATGAACTCATGGCTCGTCTTTCAGGCGTTTGCGATGCCATGAGTGGAAAGTTTAGGTTTAGGCTTGCTTACAAGAAAACTCCAACTGACTACACTGACTTTATCTCCCATGGACCCGGGGAGTATGTAGAGTGTGATTTCAGTTCTAATGACAAGTTGCAGTGTTCAGATGTTATTATTTTGGAAATGGCTCTTATGAGGAGAATGGGGTGTCCAGAGTGGTTTGTTAGGTTGCATGCTTCAACCAACAAATTCACTGTCAAGAATAGGGAACATGGCCTCAAGGCTGGCCTTGAGAATATGTTGCCTACTGGATGCCCTGATACTACTTTTAGGAACTGTTTCTGGAATATGTGCATTTTGTTCGCTTTTCTAGTTAGAATTGGAGCGAAGCGTTGCAGAGCGATAATATTGGGTGACGACATGTTAGCCAAGATTGATGGTTTGAAGAGACATGCAGCAAGGACTTACAACAACATAGCTGCCGAGGCCCGTATGGAGGCCAAGGCATTTAGACGTAAGTTTTTGTTGCATTGTACATTTGTGAGCAGGTTTTTCGTACCGGCATACTCCACGCATCTCACGATCCCCATCTTGGGTAAGAGTATGGCACGGTTCAACATGCGAGCAAATAACAACAACAATCTGACAAAGCTTGACCCTTTCAGTGTCATTTATTTGACCTGTAACCTAACCGAAGCCAGTGACCACTACAGCACCCACGATTTTCATGGTTGTTGACAAAGAAGAAACCAAACTCAACGCAACCTTGGAAAAAAAACCAGCCCAGAGAAAAGAAACATAGAGAGAGAGAGAGAGAGAGAGAGAGA